CAGGAAAGAAACTTCAAACCCGTATTCAAAAGTAAAGTACTCCACCCCCGGAATTAATGTTATATTTAAATCCGGAAATAACGAGTTGACGTAGTCTTCCATTTCTCCGAGTGTAACGGTGGGTTGTTTCCTGAGTCTATCAATTACCGCCTGACGTCTCTGTTCTATGGTTTCCGATGCACCTAAACACTCGTCGGGTATACCGACAGACGTCTCCCACTCTTCCAATAAATCGAAAGTCTGTTCAATTCGAAATTCCGTGTCAAGTAATTCGACCTGCTGCTGCGTGCGGTTATGTACGACCGCCACAGAGTCAATCAAACCACGAACGTTTGACCCGTCAATATTTTTAGACCCCCAGGCTCGGCCACGAGGTAAACTGTCTGATGCCTGCTGACCCGTGGTTTCTGGTGCTGTAAATATATTACTCATATTGTGAAAGTTACCTCTCCAAGTGTGGCTATCTCACCGTTACTGACTGTTATATCACCAGTCGGGGTCGATAAAGTAAAAGACACTATAAAAGCCCCTGTTTGTAAGTCTTGAGTTGATTGTATGGCACCGAGATAGCTTGCCTCTGTTACGTCCTGTTCAAAATCGACAGTGTCCTCAAAAAACGCTTTTAAATTATCCTCGACTGCTATACGCATTGTCGGGGTGTCTGGATTTAATGCAGTAAAATCGAAATCGGTCTCGACAAGCGTCGGTGCTTCAACAAATAGATCCGATTCACTTGTGTTTGCCGGGAGTGCCCCGTCGTCAATTACCGCCTGTTTTGTTTGATCGAGTACGCCCTGCGACGGTATGATATTCGAGTCATTATCCCTTAAAACAAAAACCGAAGTCTGACCGGGTACGGGATCAGTTGCAGACCCAGAACCACTGGAACACACGGATAACGTCGGTTTTTTTACAAACGCCCGTGTATTTCCGGCAATAGATAGCGCCGCGAGTTTGACTTGATCAGGTGTGAACACGCCCTCAATAATCGACCTGGAAAGCAGGATACGGGATCGATACTCGTCATCTGTTTCCTCAACGGCCCCGCCTGTTAACCCGTCAAACTGAACGAGTGCGGGTTCATCCGCGCCGGTTATTGGCGTGACAAGAGACACCTGCGCCCCCGATTCAAGGTTTGTATTAATTCCGGTGTCTTGCGCTTCAACATTTATGGAAGCAAGATCCACGTCATACTCTGGCGAACCGGTTGCGGGTGTTGCCGGTGTTCCTGTAACTTGATACTGGAATTCGTCTCGGTCTGTTACAGTCACAATGAAAGTACCGTTATATTCTGGTTGTGTAGCCCCGGATATTATGACCTCAATACCTGTGGCAAGTTGATGTTCAGATCCAAGCACTGCAGTCGCGGTCGATCCGCTTCGGGTTATCCCTGTTATGCTCTGATTTATTGCTATTATGGTGGAAACAACGGTCGATTGATATGCTATACCGTTGCTTCCTGTAAAGTCTGTTAAAGCAGATATTACCGTCCCTATCGTGCCGGGCATTGATATCCGCCCTGTGGCACCTGTGGCGGGGTTTCTTGGTAAGTTTTCATACCCACCCCATATATCAAGAAATTCACCGGTCGCAGTCTGTGGGAATAACTGTTTTTCAAGATCCCGTACAAGAAAACTTATAGACTGTGCGAGCACGGCATTACCGTCTGCAAACGCCCTGGCCCATGAACCGAAAACCGTCGGATCTACGTCTGGCAATTGGACTCTGAACTCCGCTTGTATCTGTGCGGAAAGTTCATCAAATGTCGGGTATTCTAAGCTCATGGTAAAATCCTATTAAAATCAGTACTACGCCACAGAGTAACATACCGCAGCACTGTATTATCGATTGTCGTTATATTTGTGAAAATTCGTATTTCTCCCACCCCTTCACGTTCAACTGTAATCTGCACGATACGGGCTTCACCGTCATCGAGTAACCATTGTAAACTATCTTGTGCAAATGATTTTGCAAAGTTTAAAATATTCTCTGTAATCCTGGCTTGATCCAATATCCAAAGCAGACCCCCGAGTTCACGTTCGAGGTCCACCGAGAGTATATTCCCGACCCACCCGCGCCGGTTCCCTGCCTCTTGCACCTGCACGGCGGGGGCGCGGGAGTCGGAAAAATAGCTTGTCGGTATGGCCGTCTCGAAACCTTCCGAGGACGAAAAGTCCGACCCGTCTATCTGTAAATCATAAATGCCGTTATCATCAGATTTTATAAGAATATCCTGCATTATTGCGGCCCCCCGGTGTTAGAACTGCCAGTCGTTACGCCGTCATGCTCGTGATCGTCCCCGATGTTCACACCATTATGTTTAAGCGTATCACTTATGATGTTAACGTCGGTGGCCTTAATCGTGCACAACCCGTTTTTATCGAAATAAATATAATTTTCGGTTAAATAATTACCGAGCGCCACTTCTCCCGTGGCAAGGTTCTTGAGTGTTCTATTTACCGGGTCGTCCACTATTGATATTCCGTTGCTCTCTTTCGACCCTTGGCTCATTACAATAGCCATTGAGTTGTCCGGCGGGTGGTGCATTAATCCATACGGTGAAAAGACTAATACTTTTTGAGTTTTACCAAGGAAGGAAACCATTCCGAACCGCATGTCCCCGGAATCTACGACGTATAGCATTTTACCCACTTTAAACAGATTTTTTAATAATGTAAGTATCATCTCACTGTTTGCCCCTGTTCCACTGGTTCAATATTTTGAAAACCTGTTCCGGTCTTTGCTTTTCTTGCATCCGCTTTTGTCGGTTCCGCTTCGACTTGATAAGCATCTGGCGGCACACTTACTAAACGGGTCCGGGTTCCTTTTCTTGTATCAATGGCATACTCTACAGATTTAATCAAGAACTCCCCGGAAATATCTGCAAAATCATCTATAATGTCCACAAATTGCCCGAAATCCCACAGGGTTCCATCTGACTGAGTGACGCCGGCGACAACGGCCGTATGCTCTGTGCCGTTCGCCCTTCTGATATTGGACTCCTCGGCGGCACGCTCTTTGCATTCCTGGTCGTTCATTGACTCCTCGGCCTGTATCTCAAGATACCGTGCCGAACGTATCTGACCGTCTGTAACTTCGTTTTTTCTGTCGGTACCATCCCCCGCGTAATCCCCGAAAGGGTCAAATCCAAAATTGTCTTGTGACCGGCATAGATATCCATTAAATCTATTTTGCTGTTCCCATTTAACAGAATATGACAATATATTATTCGTCCGTCCTGCGGCACGGTGTAGTAACGGGCTTGTGGATTTATTCAATCTATCGGGGCGGAATATAATTAAATTACTTGAACCGTCAGGAACGAGGTAAACTTGTCGTTTACGTGCAAAAGACACAAGGTACGCCATACACGTGTCACCGCTTCCCGCGACCTGTAAATCATCCGAGGAAAACCCCGCTATATCCGGCACCTGTTCAATAACTTTAATATCCGCATTAAGTGCCGATATCACGTTCTCACATAATCTTTTAAGTGTGACTGGCCCCTCGGTAACTTTTGCACTGTCAGGTACACTCGAATCTATTAAGTCTTGTATTTTATCACGGCCGGATATTTCAATGGTATGCAGCCCGTCGTCCTGACTGGCGGAGATGTGATCAATAAATCCCGCTATTTTCCTGACCCCCGATATAAGTATCTCCACAAAATCACCTGTTTTTACCGGATATTCTGATACTGGAACAGTGCTCGAATTAGAAAAACGGAATACCCCACAGTTCGAGTCAATGGATCGCTCAACCGTCGCGGATTCCCACAGCGTGAACGGTCGCCCATTTATGCTTATTTCAAAACTCATGACTGTAACACCGTCACACCGTTAGATAATTTATCAGCGGGTTGACTCGGATTTAAAGCGCGAACCTCCAAACCTTTAGACGTCAGGTCGTCACTGGTCGTGAATTGTTCGGCGTATAAGTCATACGCTAAAACAAAAGCACTAACCGGGACACTGTTTTCTATGGTTGTAAGAATAAACGCGGATTGTTCTTTTTGATCAAGCACGTCGAGCGCAGACAGTCGAACATTTTCGACTGCACGTCTAACACCAGACTGTGACTGCACGAGTGCCCTGTCCTCTGTATCAACCCGCATTAACCGCTGGTGCTCGGTTTCAAGAGCCAACCGGGTTTCCTCTATTTCTGCGTCGGTCCCGTATGTTGCGTCGGCCGCCTGTTCATATGCAGATACAAGCGCGGCAACCCGTCCCGAATTTATCAAAGAAAGCCGGTTCGAATTACGTTCTAACCGTGTGGCGGTTGTCGGCTGCCACAGGGGTACGTCGTTGCTATCTTGGTCAGATGTTGCCAGAATAGATGCGTTTTTTATATCTGAAAGGCTTAAACTCAGTTGTGAACCGAATTTTGTTAAATCTTTTAAAAGGGATAACCCCCCGCCATCCGATAGCCCGACACTGACAGTCTGCCACAATTCACCGATAAAGGACGTTGCGAGTGTCGATGCGGACCGCACTATCGATGCGGTATTGATTTCTATTAAACTAACAGCTTGTGTTACGTCAGTTACGTTATCAACTACTGTCGTGATCTGATCTATGGCAGCGGTAAACTGCTCAAGATCAAACTGCGCGGCAAGAACATTCGATGTATCCCTCGGTTCGATCCATAAGTCCTCTAATGCAATAGTGATCTGTTCCCGCGCAGTGTCACCTTGCGCGTATACCGTTTGGGCTGTTTTAGGCGCCTTTGACGGACCTGAAACCGCACGACCCGATACGAACTCAAGATCGAAACGGATCTCTCCGACGTCCCTCTGTGACGCATCCTTTCTATATGGGAGGGCGAACAGCGACCGTGCGCCAAAAGTCGGCATTGACAACTTACCCTTACCGGGTTCCTTTAAAGCACGTTCGAGTTGCTCCGCCCGGTCGATAAAATCTTCACCGGTTACAAATGCAGTAATACTGAACTTTGGGGGGAGTTCCCCCAGATCCTCAACAAATCTCTCGGAGCTATTCGGATAATCATGCAGGACTGTCCGCCGTCCACCTTCTGTGAGCATTTCCGATCTTATAAAAAACGGAATACCCTTCCATGATGCCGGTAAAAGCTGTTTTAATCTGGTCATTTATGCCCCTGCTAAATTATAACCCGTATTTAAACTAATATTGGCACTCTCAACTTTTGCACCATTCGATGCGGTGACACCGATTTTGCCTGTCACCTCCATTTTATTATTTTGCGCCCGACCCGCGGCTTTATCTTTTGCGGTATCATATCCGACACCCTCTTTGATAGCATCCCATGCGCCGCCGAAGTCCCCCATTGACAACGCGCCCATTGCCGCACCAAGGCCACCAACAAGATTGAACAAACCTTTAATTACTGCCGCAATACCGTCTATAATAACCGATATAAAATCCCCCCACGACTGAAAAGTGTTTTTTGACTCCCCTACCGCCGCGCCCAGATCTATGCTGAACAACGACGCAAGGTATTTTATCGCTCCGGTAATAGGTGACAATGCGTCAAGCATGTTCGCTATAGATTGCCGGAACATTGCAGACTGTGTCCACACCCCCGCGAGTGCCGCTATAAATGCGGCTACACCTGCCACGGCCGCAACGATTGGCCATGAAATGGCCGCTATAGCCGTGCCTATTCCGGCGATTATCGGCATACCTGCGGCAAGCATTGAAAATAATAAACCTATAGGTATAACAATAGCCGTTATTGCAACAAGTATGCCACCGAAAACAGCCGCTATTTTAACGAGTCCAGGGTGTGCTTTAACAAAGGCAAGTACGTACTGCGACACCTTTATCAATCGGGCGGAGTATTTATCAAAAACTTTAAGGAAAACGTTACCGATTGCCCTGGAAATATCGATAAATGTCTCTTTGATACGTTTGCCTGCGGTACTGGATCGGGCGAGTATATTTGCAAACTCTCGATCCATAGAGCCGAGTGCTTCTGCGGCTCCCGCTTTCTGCATGGCTTCGTCAAGTAATTTTGTATTTGCCACGGCTTTCATTACAAATCGACCGGCCTCTTGACCGAAAGTTTTTAGTATGGCCGCGCCTCGGGCCGCTTCGGGCATGTTTTCAAATCGTTTAAGAAAATTAATAACTGCATTCTGCGGGTCTTTGAGCATTTTTTTGAGCATACCCGGCATTTTCATCATACGCATCATCATTTGATTGAGACCTGACGCTGCGAGTTCTGGTGTAACTTCCACCTGATTTGCAAACGCCGCCCACCCCGCCGTGACTTCAGGAGGTATGTTCAACGTTTTAAACGTACCGGATGTACGCTCGACTATATTGATCATCTGCGCACCGGCGGCACTGGTATTGTCTGCCAGGAAGTTAATACGTTGCATTAATGTGTTCACACTTGCAACGGTCAAACCGAGTTTAGCACGTATAGAACCTATGGCCCTGCCAGCTTCGGCGTCGGCCATATCAAACGCGGCCCCGGTCTTTGTGACCATGAGCACAAACTCTGTCATATGCTCATTGGCGATACTGAGCTTTCCGCCCTCGTACGCAATAGCCGCAAGACCTTCGGCGCTTCGTCCGGTTTGTCTCCCGATAACCTGCAATTG